CAATACTAATATTACTTATGCTTTTGGTAGTGGTAAAGTTACAGGAACTTATGGAACTGCTACAGCAAAAAAGATTGATGATACTTTATGGACAGAACAAGACAAAACAGATGGTCTGATAAGAGATGGCGAAGATGTAGGTGATGTTGCTACAAGAGGTTTAAAGTATGTAAAAAAACAAATGATAGATCAACAATGTTCAGGAATATTAGAACCTAGTGATTGGCGAGTTATAAAAGCAAAAGAGACAGGTGGAACAATGAATAGTGGTTGGAAAACTTGGAGAGCATCAGTTAGAACTAAATGTAATTCTATGCAAGATCAAATAGATGCAATTTCAAATGTTGATGAACTTGCCGCTTTATTTACTTATACAACAACAGACGGAGTTACTTCTAGACCATTAGGCGAATTTCCAACTAAGGACGATTA